GGCTGACGCTGACCGACGACGAGGGGGGAGCATGAAGGCCGCAGACATCATCGGACGCAAGATCGTCCGCGTCGAGCAGTCACGGGTCTACAGGGACGGATACTTCGCTGGTATGGATGTGACAGCGGTCGTTCTCGACAACGGGTGGCAACTCCGTCCGTTGACGGTTGAGACAGATGGCGAATATGGCACCGACCTCGTACTCGCCAAACCAAGCGGCGATGGGAGCTCCTCGTAATGAGAAACAATGGCTGGAAGAACGAAGCGACGAGAATCATGGCCGAGTGGATTGCTCACTCGACGATGACCGACGCGATCCGTGATAGCGGGGTCGAGGGCATCGCCCTGGCACAGAAACAAATGGCAGGGGTGGAACGCGACACAGTTGTCGATGCGCTCACCAATCTGTTCGCGGAACGGATGCCGCACGTTCTAGAGAAACGATTAACCAGCCTTATTGAAGACGGCTGTAGCGATGACCCTGACTCATTCACGGTCGTTCTCGCTGTAGTCGGCTTTGACATGGTTGATTGGTTACAGATAGCTACACACTGGGCTGAAGTAATCACGCCCGGTGCTTTTGACGATGATGCGTCTGGTGATTCGCCAGACGATCCCCTTTACCCGATAGGAGACTGACACATGGCTCACGAGATTACTGAAAGCGACACCGTTGTTTTGGCTGGCACCCAGGCTTGGCACAACCTCGGCCTCGTCCTTCCCGCTGCGTTCACCGTGCCTGAAGCGGTGGCGCTGGCATTTGATTGGCGCGTCGAGCAGCAGCCGCTCTACTTGAATGACGGAAGCGAAGTTGCTTCGCACGTAGCGAATGTTCGCAGCGATACGAAGGAGATCCTACAGATTGTCGGTAGTGATTACTTCGTTTTGCAGAATGACGTAATGGCGACCTACGTCGTGGATGTCTGCGGCAGCAAGGTTAAGCTTGAATCTGCTGGGTCCATGAAAGCAGGACGCGAAGTGTTCATGCTCGCCCGGATGGATTCATTCGACGCAACACCGGGCGACGAAGTGCAACAGTTCGCATTGTTCTCGAACGCGCACGATGGGAGCAGAGCGTTCCGCGTTCTTCCGACGAGCATTCGCGTTGTCTGCAATAACACGCTGACGATGGCTCTCGGTGCGAAACGTGCTGGAATCGCGGTGCGCCACACTCAAGGCCTCACCGATAGCATCGACTCCGCACGCGCTGCACTGTCCGGTGCAATGAAGCAAAGCGATGAGTTCCGCGAACAGGTTACCGCGATGGTATCGCGCAAGTTGTCGAAGGCAGAGTTGCAGGCGTTCTTCGCCACAGTCTACTGCAAGGCAAACAAGACGAAGGTTGTGGTGAACCCGACGACTGACGCAGAGGCTCGGGCATTCCGCAAGGCGACGAAGGTTGTCGGAGACTGGGTTGGAATTCTCGACGACGAGAAGAACCTCGTCGGCGACATGAGTGGGTCAATCTGGGCCGCGCTCAACGCGATCACACAATGGAGTGATCACGAGCGCACCGTGCGCGTCACCGGCTCGCTATCGAAGAGTGACGACGATGCGGTGAAGGCACAGGAAGCTCGCACTTACTCTAATTGGCTGGGTTCTTCCGCAGACTTCAAAGCGGTCGCGTTCAAGGAAGCACTGACCGTGCTCGCTAGTTAGTTGCCGAAACGACTGGGGCGTCGGTGCCCTGGTCGTCGTCGGGAGTTGCTCGACCCGGCCTGAAGAGGCAGAGCACAAACAACAAAACAAGGAGACAAGCACAGTGACAGAATCAAAACCAATTCAGTATCTCGCCATCGAGCGCAAGGGCAAAGTTCCAACCTTGCGCGAGATGTTGAAGGCGGCATCGTCGATGTTTGGAGGGAAGCGCATCGGCGCGATTGATGTGGGCCTCCGCTGCGACGATCAGGGCGAGTGGGTCACCGACTGCACGAGGTGGGGCTACGATCCGGAGACGAATGAGCCTGTAGATCTGCAAGACCTGCGGGAGTTGAAGATCACCTTGGCGGAAGCTCGGAAGGGGGAGTGGTATCGCGAACAACCTGATGTGTTGCAAGATCTCTACTGCTACGAACCCGACGTGATAGAACATAGAACCTACGCGGGTCGCAAGGAGCACGGTGACCTTGTGTCGAATCTGACCCTGTGCATTACAGACTGGTCGCTAACCACAGCACACTACGAAGAGGTCGCAGCATCTCGAACTGTGTGGGTGGATGATCCAACTGTGTGGGTGGATGATCCTCTAGCTGCAGGCGCTGAGATGGTTGGAAACATCCCAGTAGATTTTGGATTGTCGCGGGACGAAGCGTTGCGGGCCGAGTCTGTTGTTGACGACGCAGTCAAAGCCGTGCGCGAAGACAACGCGAACACAACACCGGCAGAACTGGGAGCCAGTCTGTTGTCGGCACATGCTCGCGGTGATCACGTTCGCAAGGGTTCTAAGCGGTCAACAGAACTGTCCGTTGATCAGATCACTCTAGGCTTGTCTGTATTTGGTTCAGCCGCGGAGGTCACCGATGAATGAGCGCACTACAGAAGCTAGTGACCTTCATCGTTCTGTTCGCCCTGGTGATAGTGATCACAGCGAACGTCCTGCTGCACCGGCATCGTGGATCGTCGAAGTGACAACAGCGGGAGACCGTGGTTCGTTCGCTTCGTCTGGTCAACGGTTCACCAGCGAGGAAGGGGCGAAGCGTTACGCCGCGGACCTCGCCATGCGCTGGACTGCTGTTGTCGATTGGCGAGTCGTTCCTAGTGACGATGCGCCGACCGATGGTCGCAGTGAACAATGGGCAGAGCGCGGTGCCGTTCGTCCCGATGCCGACGCGCCAGCCTGGAGGGTTCAGCTATGAAGTCACCAGCGATGGTCGAGGCTCTGGAGCGGCTCAGCATGATTCAGTTCGGAAGGAGCAGGGCGCAATGCTTTGCTGACCTGACCTGTATCGCATGTGGTGGAGCGGCGAAGCAATTCCGCAATGACACTAGCAAGGTCGAATACTCGCTCTCGGCAATGTGCCAGCGATGCCAGGATGAGACATTTGAATCAACACCGGAAGAGCAACAGGAGTTCAGCGAGTTCGTCGGCGATGTCACCCTGGTGCGCGGCGGGCAAGGTCGCAGCGACGACGATGTCGCCGCTGATGGTTGTGCGGTCGGTTGTATCTTGCTCGCTTGCGCTCTCGGCTGGGCGGTCCTGGCGCTCCTGTGGTGGGCAGTGTTCTAAGCGAGCACTTCAATTGACCGGCAGCGCTCCGGCCCGCTTCGTCAATGCGACGGGGCGGGCCATTTTCGTAGGTGGCAGGAAGCACCCGAGTCGCTCGAACGACTCACGGTGTGTCCAGATCTCGCCGGTCACGACACGCAGCAGGGGGCAACCTGGGAGACCTGACTGGCATCCTGGGTCACGGTAACGGTGGGCGAGGGCAGCACAGCCTCCCAGGTTGCTCGGAGCGGGGCTCGATCGACTCCCGGTCAGCATCGGGGGGTTGGGCGCGGCCTGGGCAACCTGGGGCAATCTGAGCGGTCTGGTGGGCTGGGTGGGCTGGGCAGTCTGAGGGGCTGAAGCATCCACCGCCGCACTGTCCGGCTGAGTAGAATGGTCGCGGCGAAGGCGGGGGATGGCGAGGAAACGGACTCGATAACAGATGAGAGGAAGTGAATTGGCCGGAACGGTTCAGGCGAGTTGAGCGGGATGGACGAGTAGTCTATCGCAAATGGCATTGAAGCCGCTTCTCCCGCCGTTTCCAGCGCCTCGGTGGCGTGCATCGTGGCGCTGTCGGGGGCTCCAGGCGACGTTTCGAGACCCGGACCCCCCCTACGGGGGGAGCGCCGGTAGGGATGACGTATAGTCAGGGTCTCGCATTTTCGCCCCAAATTATTTTGGGGGGGACAGTCTAGCTGAACCCACCACCGCGATGGTGTGGTTTCTCCGACTGTTCAGCCCAAAGGCGGGGGGTCTTCTTCGGGAGGCGTTGGAACAGCCCCGATCCTGCTCTTCCTAGGAGACTTTCCCCGTCTCTTCACCCCCAAAGCAGAACGCTTCGGACGACTAGGCTTCTTCTTCTTCTTCTTACCTGAACTCTTTGCTTTCTTTTTGGCGTAAGCCATCGTTTCACCTCAATCAGTAGGTATTGAATACGGGCACTGGGACCACACTGGGACCACCTGAATATTGGTAGGTGTTCCTTGGTCTGATGAGCAAATCCTGCAATCCAGAACCCAACCGTCTGCGTTGTTTGCAGTGCCTCAAGTAAGCCTTCCTTTGCTCGCTGGAAGGGCTGTGCAAACTCAAGGGGGGAGCAAAAACCTCAGTCTTTTCTTCCTGTTCTTCTTCGTAGGAAGGATCCGGTTGCTCCCAACTGAGAATCAAACGCAACGATCCAAGATTTAGATGGGTCATTTGGTCACCTCTTTAGGAACAGCAACAACAGGTAGTCTGATTGGTTTGTCTTGATCACTTTCTATAACTCTGTTTACCCAATCTCTAGTGCAGTCAGGATTGTCTAGAACAAACTGAGTAACTACTTGTTCTAGAACTCTAACGGAAGACTCAGAAAGACGCAGACCGTAATGCTCTGAAAACACATGAAGCAGTTCATGCAGCAGAGTCATCTCTCGTTCCAGACCAGTTAGTCGGTTTATCCTGATACGAGGGGAAGGAATGGAGTCGTAGCATCCATAGCCCTCTAGTTCTTTGTCAACAAGAACAGGAACTACAACCGGACCTACCTTGAGTCTCCCTATCAATAGCATCTAGTACATACCTTAGTAGCAGATCCATTTCCCCTGTACCTTCTTCTTCTTCTACCTGAAGATCTCCTACCCCGCGCCCCTGACTGCTTAGGTGTGTCTAGCTATCCTTAGTTACCTTTAGTGTGTCGATCCCCCCCCTCTGATCCCCCCCCTCTATAGGTGTACCTATTAGTTGTTACAGTCTATCGTCAGGGCATGGAGATCCACGAAGGGGGCTTATTTCTTCTGTCGAGACCGAGACAGTTGTCCATAAAGTTCTTCAGTTCCTCATCTTGTAGATCATCGTATCGATCCTTCACTGCTTGGTCTACATCCCTGGACATCTGTTCAACCCAATAGTTTATAGCAATGCTTAGAACGTCTAACCTGTCATCGTGAGCTAGGCTCCCCTTCTCCCTGGTGATCCGGCTCATCTGATAGAATAGCTGGTATCTCACAGCTTGTTCAGGTGGCAGGTTCTTCGTTGAGGACACATCGTTCTCAATCACCTTGCGATCCACGATGAGTCGATGCTGATTCATCACAGGTTCACAGCCATCTATGATTCGCTTTTCCTTTTGAACGGAATGCTTCACCCCTTCAATTGTGCAGGGGTAAGTTCGACCAATGAATGGGGTGAGTAGTTTCTCAAACATCCCATCACCGAAGTTGCTCTCAACGATGATCCAGTTGACTGATTCTTCCTTGGCAATGTCAGCTAGAGACTGAAGCACCTTGTCGCTGTAGCCCCCCTGAAAGCCCCCTGCTCGCGTCAAAAACAACTGGGAGTTCAGCATCTTGACCACGCTGTAGGCTGTCTCGTCCTTTCCTCGACCGGCTGGGTCAATACTGAGGACGGAACCCTGTGGCTTTACCCATTCTCCCTGGACTGCCATGGGTCTGTAGAAGCGGTCCCCACCCATCCCCACACAGTGGAGGTCATTATAGGCTAGTTCAGGAGAACTAGCCCAAACCACCTTCTCAGGCAGTAAGTCGCCGGGAAGGTTCATCACACAGAGGTCTGAAAGTGCTAGGGGGAACTTGTTTGCATCAGAAAGGCTCTGATCCAACATGAACTGCAACTGAAAGCCTGTTTTGCCATACGAAGCTTCTCTCTCTCGCAGATCAAAGTCGTTGAAGCGTTCAGGGTCAGTAGGTTGCCCAGACTCTGCGGTCCCCTCTTCAAGTCCTTCTCTAAGCTTGGGGGCTAGGGCATCCCCAAAGATCTTGATCTGTTGCGTTGTAGGGTATCTGGCGGGCCAAATTCTAGCAGCGTAGCCTCTTCCTGGTAGCAGAGCATAGATGGATGACTCTGATTGGGGGGTTCCCAGGTAGAGAATGCGTCCCCCCGGCTTGATGATTGCTTCAAACTCTTTGATTACTTCGGACAGTTTGTCCCGCATCTGCTGAGTCTGACTGTTATTGAGAGACTCACCATCGTCACAGACAATCACGTCTGCTCTGCTGCCTGTCATTTGTCCAAGCAGACCTACCGACTTTACAGATGGAGCGTGAGCCGGGGGTGCCGGTCCAACGTCGAAGCTCACCTTGCTGTCTCGCTGCCCCTCCTTGGGCTTCAGATGCTGGAGCAGGGGCATTTCCCTGATGAGCCGTTGAGTGAACGTGGTGAAGTCTGTGGCTCTCTGAGCGGACGCTGAGACCACTAGCACGTTCTTGGTTGGGTCCAACAGGAGGATGTGGCACACATAGGCTGAAGTGATCCAGCTTTTGCCTACTCCACGGAAGGCTTGAACTAATAACCTCTTTGGTCCCGTTTGAATGAAGTCACTTATTTCATACTGAACTGGAGTTGGCTCAGGAAGGTTGAGGTGTTTCCAGCACAGGAACAGGAAGTTCCTGAAATCCCTAATCCTGGGATCAATCGAAATAGACTTCGGGTTTTTCATCCACTCGACTGAGCAGACTTATCTTCAAACGGCAGAACTTCAGCGAGTTTGATGAGAGGACTCTCTGTAAAGGACAGGCTATCCACACCGTTATCCTTCAGGAACTGTCGAGCAACATTCAACTCTGCCGCAGTTGCTTGACCTGAAGTGATCCTAGTTAGTAGATCTTCCGCTAGGGTAAGATGCAGCTTTTCAGAGATCTCTTCGATGTTCATAAGTTGGAATCAACGTAAGTTGGAATCAACGTGAGTTAGAAATTATCGTCTAACCAACACGACACATATCGGTCAGTTCCGGTCCCACCAGAAAACCCACCGATTGATTGTGTGAAACTCCCATCACCACTTTCAAGCGTGACAGTAGCACTGTTCCCACCAGTTCCAGGGATGTCGTGGGTCAGGATAATTTTATTGGGTGCCACGTAGCTACTAGTGATGTGGAATCCTTTGTAGTTTGGGTGAGCGTCATCGTTGTATGCGTTGATCGCTAACACAGTTTCAGTAATCGTGTTTACTAGAGTGCTCTGGATTTCAACAGGGATACCTAGACTGTGAATGTCTGCTAAGTCGCCCGCATCGTGGAAGACAATTCTTAGGTGATGTCCAAAGTCGTCATCGATGAGAATACGGTCTTTATGCGATGGTTGAGCATCAAAGGTAATCGTATTTGTAGCTGCTGTAGTACCTCCACTGGTGAACGTATCTACTGCTACTTTCATCAATGGGAAAGCTGGAGTTTCTATAGCAAACGAATCCTCGGTGTTGCACGCTTCCTGCCCAGTAGTAGGGGTCATCCAATTCCCCACCACCTGGGTAATCGTATACCAAGGTGATCCTTCTGCTGCTTTACCGCTTATTACTACCACTATGTCTCCACTGGAGATCAATTCGTCTCCTGAAATTTCAACGTGAATGCGAGTAATCTTAGATCTGTAGGTATGTGGAGAGTATTGATCTACTGGACCCAGCCCTGTAACGGTCTGATGATCTAAGAGTTGAATACCCATTAGTCCACCAACCAGCCTTTGACGACTGTCGAAGTATTCCCCGTAACAACGGCTCGCATCTCGGGGAACATATCTACCGTGGTTACGTTGGTGTCATTATCCCCCATTTGAGCAGCTGCCTCAGAGACAATTATATGCCAGGGGGCATCTGGTGCTGCCCTCCCCTGTAGAGACAGGGTAGGTCCAGCCGCTGCTATCTCGGCTTGCCAGAGTCCCTTCTCATCTCGGTTGCGCGGGGGGATGAGAGTGTCTGAAGTTACGTCTGTAGTCGTATCGATGAGTTTAGTAGTGGTCATTACGTGCCTAGGGAGTGAGTGATGAGTGAAGCGATAGTTGCGACTGCGACTGTAATTTCAATCATGTATGCCTTATAAGCTTCCAGCTTTCGTAAACGTGAGTCGTGTTCAGAAAT